ATGAAGGGAAGATATTTTTTGATAATTTTGGTTTTTACACCATCATCTTTGAGAAGAGAATATGCAAAATCATAATGAACTATCTCTTCCTTTTTAGTTCCCAGATCTTCAAAGACTTTTTGAAGATTGGTTTGAAACTCCTCTAACTTTTCATGCTCAGTATTTTTGTTTTCAAGTTGTTCGGTAAGTGTTTGAATTTCAGATTCAAGATTTCTGATTTGTCTCTGACATCCAGAAATCTTAATATTATTTTGTGAAATGCCATTCGTTAGTTTTGAAATCTCTTTGGAAAGAGTGAGGAATTGACGCTCTCGATCTTCTTCTTCTTTAATTGCCAACTCCAGTTCTTTATAACCAGATTGCAACTCTTTTGCTTTAGATTGAGCGTCATTAATTCTATTTATTCTGAAGTCCTCATCAATCTCTTGTGTACAGGTGGGACAAACCGTATTTTCTGTAAAAAACTTATGCTCTTGAGTAATGGTAGATACTTTTTGTGAGATTTTTCCTTTTAGATTTCCAAACTTGCGAAGTTTATCAGCATATCCAACTAACTTATCTTGCTCCCTAATATATTCACGAAGAGGTTCTTCCAGAGAAGAATTTTCATCCATTAAAAGTCCACTCTCTTCAATCAAAGACATAATTGATAGTTCTTTGTCCTTAATATTATCTTTTCCAAGACTCTCCAACTGGTCAATAAAGTTCTTCTGCATCAGAACCTTATCCTTGAGAGATTCTTTCCTAAGGTCCAGAGATTTAATCTGCTCCTTTTGTTGACGAATCTTTTCTTTAATCAAATTATTCATAGAGGAGAAGATACGAATATCCAGCAAGTCCTCAATGACCTCACGACGATTTGCCGTCGCCAACTGCATGAAGGGGACAAAATTACTAGAACCCAGAATTACAATCTGTGTAAAAGACTTATAATTTACTTTTAGAATATTCTCTTCTAGAATTTTTTGATTCGCACGATCATCTGCTTCCTTATGAAGTTGTTTTCCATTTACTTCAATATCAAAAACATTTGGTTTAATTCCACGACGAACCAAATACTCACGACTATTCACAGAGAACTCAATTTCTACCAGACAGTCCTTCTCATTAGTACTGTTAGGAAGTTGAGGTTTATTAATTTTGCGAAATGGACGATTGAACAATACAAAAGTCAAGGCATCCAGCACAGTGGATTTGCCAGCGCCATTCGTACCAACAATTAAGTTGGTTTGATTCTTTTGAAAGTCAATCTCAGTAAACTGGTTGCCAGTACTTAAAAAGTTTTTCCAACGGATTTTTTTAAAGATTATCATTTTTAGGTGGAATTACGATGTCGTCTGGAGTAATCACTGCATACTTGTAATTATAGACCTTACAAGTCTTTATGGCAAGCTCATCATCTACTTCTACAATATCCATTTCTTTCTCCTCTTGCTCCTCAAGCATCAGAGCATAACGAGTAGCATCATCTTCTTCCTCAAAGAGAAACAAGACCTTTTCACCATATCTATCTTGGACGGCAAACGCACCGTCACCTTTTTTGTCTTTAAGTGTAAGAAGAAACATTATTCAACTTCGCAAGCCTCTTTATAAAGATTTTGTAGGATTCCTTTAATTATGTTCTTATCAAACTGAACTTCGGACTCATCAATATAACGATTCAGAATTGAAATAGTATTCTCCTCTTCATCAACTTGAAAGTCTTCACTTTCCTGAATTTCAAAGTTCTCAATGATCTTAAGATCTTGAATTCCTGCTGTATATAATTTATCTACAAACTTTTCAAAATCTTTTGCTTTTGTTTTTTTACGAACAATAATCTTTACAATTTTATTTTCATACTCCCGAGCATCAAATGTCTGATAAGGAGTATCCTCATAATAAAGATTGTAGAATAATTTATAAGGATTATTGATTGGTGTATGTTCCAAAGTTTCAGTATCAAAGATATGAAATCCCCGAGTATCATTCACATCCGTCCAGTACATCTCATAAGGATTGCCAAGATAAAAAATACGTCCATTATCAGAACGAGTGTGATAATGACCAGAAAATACCTTTATGAACTTTGAAAAAATATTTGAGTCCAATCCGTGCTCATCCATGATTAGCGTATTGTTTACACGGAAACCTTGAAGTTCTAAATGCCCCATTGCAACCTTTGCTTTGGACTTCTTAATCACATTCATAGTTTCATCATGATTCTCACTACAAATCCAGGGAATAAATGCCATATCAATTCCACCAACTTTTGTATTTGTTGGAGAACTATATGTTTTGATATTTGGATATGTCTTAAGGAGCAAATCTGGAGAATTAACATGATTGGTATTCTTATAATAGCAATCATGATTTCCAACAATCATATGAACTTCATACTTACGAAGAGGCTCAAATACAACTCTCTTTGCCCATTCCAGACTTTGATAATCAATTGACTTACGACTATCAAAAGCATCACCCATATGAATAACTGTCTCTACCCCATGTTCTTCAATAGCGGGAAAGAAAACATTCTTATAGAAAAGTTCGAAGTGGTCATGAAGATGCTTTGAACCTTTTTTGGCACCATAATGAGTATCCGTAATGATGGCAATTTTCATTTTTTAATTAAAAATACATTCCCTGGGTTTACTTCTTCGCTTTCAATATCTGATCCGCATAGAAAATAGCACATTTCATGATTAGGTAAATGATCTAAAACAAAATCAATGGCATATTTATATTTTTTTATATTTTTTTCCGGATTTTGTTCCCCATAGATTTCAAAATGCTCATGATGAAGTTCAAGTTCTATAAATTTAACTTCTTTTAATAATTTAGAATTCTCAATAACATTGTATTCTGCCCCCTCAATATCAATTTTAACAAAATCGTATATTTTTTCCCCCAAATAAACATCCAAATCAACACACTTAACTTCGAGAGAAGTATCGGGGTAGTCTTCAGAAAACAAAAAGGACCAAGATCCAACATTGTTCTGTCTATTTGATAAAGTTATTGAGTCTTTTCCATAAAATACAGCTTTATTTTCAACTTGAATTTTATTGAGATTTACATTTTCGAGTATATATTCATAATTATCTGGATAAGGTTCAAATACAAGTCCATGCTCAATAGTAGGGATTTTATCCAAAATAATATTTGAAACTTCTCCAGTACACCCACCAATATCCATAAATGATTTTATGTTGTTATTTTTCAAATATTCTATAACTGCATCAAAGTATGCAGTTTCAGTCCATTCAATAGATGTATACATCTTATGATTTTCTTGTGTATTTGTTGGAAGATACATGTGTCTAGTCATTTTTTTTCTCCTAAAAATTTTATTTGTAATTTACGCAACTATCTGTTATTGTTACGATATTGGATATTGTCCTTCATCGTATTATACTCCGAATTGCCTCCAGAAAGCAAGTTGTCATCAATAACCATAACCTCATCAAATCCAGTGCGTTCAATAATTTTATTTTTAATCTCTAATTGTTTCTTTTCTTTTTGAATTCTTCTCAAAAATGCATAGTGAATAATCTGAGTAAAATATGCAAATGGATTTTGAGACCTTTCTGGATTAAAATTATGAATGTATTGGACACAATTCTCAATGCCATCAGAAATCATATCCTCACGGAACATATAATTAACAAAGTTTGGTTTATAGGATAAATGAGTAGCAATCTTTAAGAAGCAATCACCTAAGTAGTTGGGAATTCTTGGTTTTCCTTCCCAAGGACCTGACTTTGGTGGATCAATATCATATTTCTCAACAAATAATTCCCGTGCTTTATCAACTTTAGCACGATACACTATCATTGCCTCTAACAATTCTTTATTGTTTACATAGTGCTCCGATTTCTTTTTTGCCATGGGGATGCCATTTATCCATTAATAAGTTAAATTAATTATAGCACACTTTAAGGGGGCTTGACAAGTATCGAAAAGTCATATAGACTAGGTTTGTCCCGGTTGAAGATAAAAACTTAGCTTTCTTTAAGACCTTTATATAACTCTTCAAGTTTTTTACGAGCATCTTCTACTGAAGATATATAACCGTTCTGTTCTGATATCTTCACCTCACCTGCAGGTTTGTATACCTCTATACTATCATCATCACTCAAATATTGTTGATAAAGATTAATAAGTTTTTTATCTGTCGTTTCAGTCATAGTAATTACTTTATCCAATTTCATAAAGAAAATATCTTCATTAGATAATTCCATCCAGGGTTTTATCTTTATGTAAACACTATTTTTTTCATAGATAGATTTCATTACCACTGGATTTTGAAGAATGATAATAGGATCATCATCGTTCTCATCCACCATAATGAGTGATAGAACTTCTTCACCAGATACTAATTTTAAAATGCAGTAAAACTCTTCGCCCATTAGTTTTTGAGTGGTATATTTACAATATCATAATTAAAATTTTCTTCATTATAGATTTTAATTCTTTCAATAAGATGATTTAATGTATAATTCTTTCTTGACTTATAACTAATATCATCGGCAATGTCATATAAAGTTGCTTTTACTTTGTTTTCGCCTTTTCTGAGAACTCTTCCGATAGATTGGAGATTTCTAATTCTTGATTTCGATGGTGAAGCAAACACAACATTATGTAAGTTACGAATATTAATACCGGTAGAAAAAGTCCCATAGGATGCTACAATAATTGCGTCTGATTCTTTTTCTGTTATTTCCCGAACTCTTTCTCTTTCCTCAGTTTCCACTCCACCATGAATAAAGAAAACATGGCGATCATCAACCTTACTATTATTTATTAGATCATATAGAGGTTGTCCATGACCTTCGACTCTTGAAAATAAAACGAGAGTATTACCTTTTAAATCTAATGTAAGATTTTTAATAAAGTTATTTCTCTTTTCATGATTGATAATATACTGAACTTCATCCTCAAAAATATCAAATTTATTTGGTGGGTGTTTCAATAGAAGTATTTTGATATCCAATTTTGCTAAATGACCTTTCTTCATCAATTCATCAGTATTGATAATCTTATATGAAGGACCAAATAATCCTTCCAATACCCACTTGTGAGTTTGACTTCCATCTAGCGTTCCGGTGAATCCAAAGCGATATTTTGCATCACAAAGTTTCGTCATTATAGATATTAATGACTTGGATTTAAATTGGTGTGCTTCATCTCCTACGACTACATTAAATCTGGAAAAATACTGCTTGGGCAATTTGTAAATACTTTGCCAGGTGGTAATAATAACTTGGGAATCAGTTTCTCGTTCCTTACCAGCGTATATCTTGTGGCAGTATGAACCAACATCCCATCCATAATCTG